TCAAGAAAATAATTTTCTGACACGTTGACCTTGCTCTTTTTTATGTTCATCAAGTAAGTGAGAGTAGGTGTCTAAAGTTATAGATATATTATAATGGCCTAATCTTTTGCTAATATATTCAATAGGTATACCTTTAGAAAGTAGGAAAGATGTATGCGTGTGTCTTAATGAATAAGGTGTTATTTTAGTATCATTTAGTCCTATTTGACTCTTAGCATGGTTAAATGACTTTTTAACGGCATTATGACTCAATTTAAACAACTTATTATCTGTACGTTTTGGTAATTTTGCTAATTTAGCTTTAATATGTTGTATATCCTTTTTTGGTACCTCCACAAGTCTGTCCGCGTTAACTGTTTTTGTTCCACGAAGATGTATTGTACCCTCTTTTTCGTTTAGATCGATAGGCAACATATTAATTACATCGCTGTATCTTGCACCAGTGATAGCTAGGATGAATAAAAAAATATAACTCGATTCGTCTCTAGATTTAAAGTATTCTATCAATTGCAAGTATTGTTCTATGGTGATGAATTTAGAGTGTTCGTCTTTTGATTTTTTTGTACCACGAATATCTATTTGATAGCTAGGGTCTTTCTTTAAATAGCCCTCATATACTGCATCTCTGAAGCATTGTGATAAACAACTGTTTAATTTACGAACCGTTTCATTAGTACGACCTCGACCGAATTCGTTCAAAAACTTTTGATACTCCGAACGTTTGATGTTTTTTATTAAAAAATCACTCCCGAAATATTCGTTAAATAATTTTAATGAACGTTGATACCAATAGAATTGTTGTGAAGCGACATGTTTCTTATTTTTTGAATCTAACCAATCATTGTAATATTCTTCAAACTTTTTATTTTCATCTAAATTATTTCCATCATCCAAATCTCTAAGCAGTTGTTGAGCAGCGTTGGTTGCCTCAGCTTTAGTTTTGAATCCTGACTTTCTTTTCTTTCCTGATTTGAAAGACGGATGTTTTACGTCGTACTGCCAAGATGCTGTTGCTTTATTCTTCCTTTTTGTAATTGTAAATGACGCCATTTTACTTTTCCTCCTCAAAATTGGCAAAAAATAATAAGGGTAGGCGAGACTACCCGAAATTTTATTGTTGAATCACTTCACTATTTTGACGTTTGAAATTGTCAAAATCATTTTGTGCTTTCTTCCATGAATTATAGTCTTGTCCGTCTTGTACTGCCCATGAACCACCTATGCCGGCAGTATGTCCACCATTCTGACGTTTGTTTTCTTCTGTTGCTCTTTTAGCTTCTTGATAAGCGTTATAAGATGTGTCGCTTGAAAACTCATCTTTTACTGGCGCATTGTTCTTTTTATTAGAAGCGGGATTATTTTGTGTTTGATTTTGCTTAGGTGCGTTATTAGTTTGTTGATGATCGTTAACATTTGTGTTGTTCTCGTTGTTTACTTGATTATTGTTATCGTTTTGATTAGCATTTTCTTTTTTCGATTCTGCTTTGTCTTTAGTTACTTTCTTTTTGTTTTTGTTCTCTTTCTTTGTTTCCGTTTTCTTATTTTCCTCTTTCTTATCGCCGTCGTTGCTACCGCATGCACTTAACACTAACGTACTAGCTAAAACTAAATATAATAATCTTTTCATGTTTTATACCCCTTTATTCGCTATTTGTTTTAATAAATCTATGATTTCATTGTTTTGTTCTATGATTTTGTTTTCGTTTTTAAGATGTTCGTCTAACATCTCTATTAAGACGAAGTTTTGATTTATCATTTCATAAGTAAACATTTGACCAGCGTTATTAGGATTAGAAAACGAACTACTGAAACGCGTTGAAAAGCTATCTATAAATTGACCAACTTTATTTTTTAACAACATATCTTTACCGCTCTCAGACATTGTATTTAGTTCGCGTTTATTTAAAGTTTTTTCGATAATTTTGTATTTTGTTTCCTGATTTCTTTCGATTTCTTCTACTTCAAAAGGAATATTGTTATTAAATTTTTCGATAATATCACGTTTTTCAGAAATTGACATACGATCAAATACTTGTTTTTGACCTTTATTTAACTTCCCTCGAATTTTTCCGGCAGTCCAAGACTCTTTAACTGTTAACTTATCATTAGGAACTTGATTCATCTTTTATACGACTCCTTTTCTCATATTTCTTTATATTTAAAAACTCTCAACGGCTCAAATGTAATCGAATACTCGCCATAGTGAGTTCCAATACCGTATATCTTCTTATATTGTTCTATTGCCTCCAATATGTATTCTTCGCTTAATTGTAGATACTCAGACAACTCATACAAGTTACGTACGCCATAATTGTAAGCTTCTACAATTTCGCGTAACGGGACTGCTGAGATAAAGCCGTGTCGTCTTGCGTAATTTTCGAACTTGCGATTGTTGAATTTCGATTGATCTAAAATGTTGCCATACGTCAACTTGTGGTGGGCAAGTTCTTCATATAATACTTCTAATTTGTTCCTTTCGGATAAGGAAGGTCTAATAAAAATTTCTCCTTCTTGATACCAACCATCGAATCCTCGAGGTACTCTTTGTGTTTCTTTCACTTCAACTTCACATTTCATAAGCAATTCTTCGTATTTTCCCATGCGCCAAACCCCTTTGGTGTCTTATTTCTTTCTATCTCTAACCCATTGCATAAAATTTTCGATTTCTTCCCATTCTTCGGGAGTAAATTCATCTTTATTTGCATGACCGGCTATAGTTTCTTGATGAATACTTCTTTCTTCTGTAATTCTCGATTTAGGTACATTAAAGTAATCTGCTAATTGTTGGACTTTTGATATTCTAGGATATTTAAGTTCTTTAAGCCAGTTAGAGATTGTTGATTGACTTACCCCGATTGCTTCAGACAATTCTACTTGAGTAATGTTGTTCTCTTTCATAAGTTGCTCTAAGTTCTCTGATAAAATTTTTCTAGCACTCTTATATTCCATAATTTTCTCCTTTAGTATTACTTAATGTAATACTAATTTACCATAAGTAATATCACTTTTCAATACAAAATATTACTTTTTTGAAATAAATATCACTTTAGGTGTTGACATATTACTTTAAGTGATAGTATAGTTGTAAATGTCAACGGGAGGTGATACGAAATGCCAGAAAATTTTAAAGAGTTCTCTGTAAAGGTCTGGAGAACTAATTCGAATATGACACAACAAGATGTCGCTGATAAATTAGGCGTTACTAAACAATCTGTAATAAGATGGGAAAAAGATGACGCAGAATTAAAAGGCTTACAATTGTATGCTTTAGCCAAATTATTCAACACAGAAGTTGATTATATAAAGGCTAAAAAAATTTAACATTAATATCACTTTAAGTGATAAAGGAGGGAACTGAAATGCAAGAATTACAAACATTTAATTTTGAAGAATTACCAGTAAGGAAAATTGAAGTGGAAGGAGAACCCTTCTTTTTAGGTAAGGATGTTGCTGAAATTTTAGGGTATGCACGAGCAGATAACGCCATACGCAATCATGTTGATAGTGAAGATAGGCTGATGCACCAAATTAGTGCGTCAGGTCAAAACAGAAATATGATCATCATCAACGAATCTGGATTATACAGTTTAATCTTTGACGCTTCTAAACAAAGTAAAAACGAAAACATTAGAGAAACCGCTAGGAAATTCAAACGTTGGGTAACTTCGGAAGTTTTACCAACGTTAAGAAAAACAGGAGCGTACCAAATACCTAGCGACCCAATGCAAGCATTGAGATTAATGTTTGAAGCTACAGAACAAACTAAACAAGAAATTAAAAACGTGAAAGATGATGTTATTGATTTGAAAGAAAATCAAAAACTGGATGCGGGAGATTACAACTTCTTAACTAGAACAATCAATCAAAGAGTAGCTCATATACAAAGACTACATGCGATAACAAACCAAAAACAACGTAGCGAATTATTCAGGGATATTAATTCAGAAGTGAAAAAGATGACTGGTGCGAGTTCAAGAACGAACGTAAGACAAAAACATTTCGACGATGTAATTGAAATGATTGCTAATTGGTTCCCGTCACAAGCTACTTTATACAGAATCAAGCAAATTGAAATGAAATTTTAAAACGAAATATAGGAGAGGCTGAATATGGAATACATCGGATATGCAGACGCAAATGCGTTTGTAAAAATAAGTGGCATTTCAAAAGATGATCTAGAGAAAAAAGTCTACTCGAACAAAGAGTTTCAAAAAGAATGCATGTACAGATTTGGTCGAGGACAAAAGCGTTATATAAAAATTGACAAAGCTATTCAATTTATCGGTACCAATTTAATGATTAATGAATACGAATTATAGGAGGATTATCAAATGAGTAACATTTATAAAAGCTATCTATTAGCAGTATTATGCTTCACAGTCTTAGCGATTGTACTCATGCCGTTTCTGTACTTCACTACAGCGTGGTCGATTGCGGGATTCGCAAGTATAGCAACATTCATATTTTATAAGGAATACTTTTATGAAGAATAAAAAAACTGCTACTTGTTGGAGCAAGTAACAGTATCAAACACTTAAGAAAAAATTCATGTTCAATATAAAACGAAAAACGGAGGAAGTCAAGATGTATTACGAAATAGGCGATGTATGTCAGAAGGTAATTAATGTAGACGGATTTGATTTTAAATTAGCAGTTAAGAAGAAGGACCACAGCATTCTGGTGAATATCTTAGATTTAGAAGATAAGTTTATCGACGGCATAAACATAACTAATGAGAACGATCTATACACAGCATTAGACATATTAAATCAATCTATTTACGAATGGATTGAAGAAAACGCAGATGATTATGACAGACTAATTAACTTAGTCATGAAATGGTAGGTGCGATATGAAACCACATAAATTTAAACGAATGGCAATTGACTTAATAGAACGTGTACAAAGCACTTCTTATCAAGTTGATTATAAGTACAACGTTATATGGGTCTGGCACTACAGCGATGACTATTTAGGAAAAGTCGCATCAATAAATATGCACAACAATGTAGATGACGATAACACAATATTGGCTAGATACGAGAAAGCTAAAAAGATGCTAGCGGGGGAGGTGTTAAGCGATGGCTAATCTATATGAGTTATCAGAAGCATTTAAAGAGTTGTCTAATCAAGATGAATTAGACCAAACATTATTAAAAGACACATTAGATTCTATTCAAGCAGAAATGAATGTCAAAGTAGATAACATTGTCAATTGGAGACGTGAAACTTTAGGTGACATAGATGTCATAGATAAAGAGATTAAACGACTTCAAAATTTAAAAAAACAAAAACAAAATTTAACTGATCGATTAAGAGATTACTTAAAAGAAATGTTAGAAACACAAGAAGTAGATAGTTACCGCACAGCTACTAATCATATTTTTAAACGCAAAAACGGAGCTAGTAAAAATATTATCGATGAAAAACTTATTCCAAAGGATTATTGGCTATCACAAGCCCCGAAACTTAATTCTAAGCAACTAATCGATGATTTGAAAGCTGGGAAAGATATTCCTGGCGTTGAATTAAAGGTAACAGAAAGTCTGGTGATTAAGTGATGAATAAATCAGAAACAGTTGTTGAAATAAATAAAGCTATGGTTGCATTTCGCAAGGAAGTAAAACAACCGCTCAAAGATAAAAACAATCCATTTTTTAAATCAAAATACGTACCTCTTGAGAACGTTGTAGAAGCCATTGACGAGGCCGCAACACCTCATGGACTGTCTTATACTCAATGGGCTTTGAACGATGTAGACGGGCGCGTAGGAGTCGCTACAATGCTTATGCATGAAAGCGGTGAATATATCGAGTATGATCCTGTATTTATGAATGCAGAAAAGAATACGCCACAAGGAGCAGGCTCGTTAATCAGCTACCTTAAACGTTATTCGCTATCTGCGATTTTCGGTATTACTAGTGACCAAGACGATGATGGAAATGAAGCAAGTGGAAAAAATAATAATCCAAAACAACAAACTAGAACGCAATGGGCAAGTAGCGAAACTATAAGTGTTTTAAGGAAAGAAGTTATAGATTTCACTAACTTGATTAAGGGCACAGATAAAGAAGCGCCGCAAAATATAGTAGAACAAAAATTTGACATAAACAACTATAAATTAACAGAAAAACAAGCAGCAGAAGCTATTCAAAAAATACGAAACAACGCAAAAACAATTACTGGAGGAAAACAATAATGTTAAACAGAACAGTATTAGTAGGACGCTTAACAAAAGATCCAGAATATAGAACAACGCCAAATGGTGTGAGTGTTACCACTTTCACTATCGCAGTTAACAGAACATTTACTAACGCTCAAGGAGAACGTGAGGCAGACTTTATTAACTGTGTAACTTTTAGAAAACAAGCAGAAAATGTAAATAATTATTTATCCAAAGGGTCATTGGCTGGCGTTGATGGACGTTTACAATCACGCAGTTACGAAAACAAAGACGGGCAACGTGTATTTGTCACAGAAGTAGTAGCGGACAGTGTTCAATTCTTAGAACCGAAGAATAACAACCAACAACCAAACAACAATTATCATCAACAAAGACAAACTCAAACTGGTAATAATCCTTTTGATAATACCACTGCGATTATTGATGATGACTTACCGTTCTGATTGGAATGATTAGATGCCAATAATTACTAGTTATATCACTCAAGATGACGGTACAACAACAGTTGTCATCTCGGGTGTTGAATTAGGTAATAAAGAAACATTACTACTTGATAACGGGTTTGATGTGGAAGTCGATGTGAGCGTCATAGATCCGTTTCGAATTACCGGCAAGCAACGACGAAAAATATTCGCGCTTGTCAAAGACATAGAAGAATATACAGGTCAACCAATGGACTATATGCGACATATGTTCATCGAGTATGTAAGGACTTACTACGGCTATGATGAACGTATTTCACTAAGTAATTGTACGAGAACACAAGCAAGTCAAATCATTGAAGCAACGCTTGACTGGACGTTCTACAATGACATACCACTTAGCTACAAAACGAGTAATCTACTGAAACGAGATAAATCATTCTTATACTGGTCAACTGTTAACCGCAACTGTGTAATATGCGGAAAGCCTCACGCTGACTTAGCACATTACGAAGCAGTCGGCAGAGGTATGAACAGAAACAAGATGAATCACTACGACAAACATGTGTTAGCACTGTGTAGACAACATCATAATGAACAGCAC